GAACATGCCAAGGATTGTTTATCACAAGCACGTGGCCAGAGACCCGCAGGAAGCCCTTGAAAGCCGCTGTATACCGTCGAAAGCATAAACCCCTTATAGAACACTGCCAGCCGCATAGCCACCGTGAAACACGCTCTAAAACGCCTGTATTGAGGTTTGAGAGGAAACTGGAAAAGATAGACCCGGTTGTATTGAGTTTCCCAGAGCAGTTAAAGCTGATAGTTTGCTGTATGTACATCAGGGGCATGTCGTACAATGACACGAAAAGGGTGCTAAACATGACGTCCAGACAATTAGGGGATTACAGGTACAATATTTTACATCTCATTGATAATGCGCTATAATACCGTAACCCTTCGGGGTTTACCCTTCGGGGATTACTAAAAATGCCAGTAGGTCTCCTATTCCCTGAAAAAAGTTAATAAGCATAGAAAACCCAATTACGTATACATGATTGATTGACGTATATAGATTTCCCGGCCTGTTGCGGTTCGCTGTTGGTACCTGGAGCATCCAATAGATAACTGCCAGAGACATCCACAGCAACGGACAGGCAGGGAATTAGTTTAACCCGTTCCCCTACTCCCTCACCCGCGCGACGCTTCGCCCTCAAGCTGCCCGCGCAGGTGTGGGGATCGGGTTTTTTATTATGGCGTAACGTGCATTACTCTCAGGTATGATATGGCGGCAAGAACAAACAAAATCGAACACGATACAAAGACAAAGCGACTAATAGCATCAAGTCAGCTTATTAACCGTTTGATTTCTCACGCAAATGGTGAAATAGAAATGACGGCAACACAGGTAAATGCCGCAAAGATAGTAATCGCCAAGTCAATACCTGACCTCAAGGCAATGGAATTGATGGTAGAACACACTGGGGAAGTCAAACTCATCCACGAGGGCATACCCTTTGCCAAGCTCCGCAGCACAGTCGAAGACTAACGCGGAACTGATACTCGACGAGTTACCCTGGGTGCATTCGCTCCCGTGGAAGAAATCCATGCAGTGGTACGACATGGTCCTGCACGAGCCAGGGTGTGATGCCGATACCGTCGCAGCGCTCGGGCGTAATGATCGATACTTCCTGTTGACCCACATTCTAGGGCGGGCAGACGCCAGCCAGGCATGGCTATATGACCGGTGCCGGGAGGTCGAGGCCGATACTGACGGGTTTCTGGACCTCTGGGCCCGGGACCACTACAAATCCACCATCATCACATACGCTGGGGCCATCCAGGAGATCCTGAACGACTGCAACATCACGATTGGAATCTTCAGCCACACCCGGCCAATCGCCAAGGCATTCCAGTCCCAGATCATGCAGGAGTTCGAGAAGAACGAGTACCTGAAGGAGATCTACAGCGACGTACTATGGGCGAACCCGCGGCGCGAAGCACCCGTCTGGTCCCTGGATTCCGGTATAGTGGTCAGGCGCAACACCAACCCAAAGGAGGCAACGGTCGAGGCTTGGGGTCTGGTGGACGGCCAGCCTATCTCTAAGCATTTTCGCCTGGCGATCTTCGATGACACGGTGACGCCCTCATCCGTGAACACCCCTGACCAGATCATCAAGACAACCGAGGCCTGGGAACTGGCCCAGAACCTGACCAGCAGCCAGCACCCACGTACATGGCACGTCGGCACCCGGTACAACTTCGCGGATACCTACGGACAGCTGCTGACCCGTGGCGCCCTGGTTCCTAGGGTCTACCCGGCAACCAGTGATGGTACGATGGACGGAGACCCGGTGTTCCTCAAGCCCGAGGTCTGGCAGAAGAAGGTCAGCGAATCCAGCACCTACACCATCGCCTGCCAGCAACTGCAGAACCCTGTAGCCGGCAGCGAGCAGGAACTCAAGCCAGAGTGGGTACGCCGGTACGAACTGCGGCCCCTGACCATGAATGTGTACATCATGTGCGATTATGCCGGCAGCCGGAAGTCGACCGGGTCCAGTCGTACGGCATTCTGTGTTGTTGGCATAGATCATGCATTGAACAAGTACCTGCTGGACGGCGCTTGCCACAAGATGGGGCTGTCTGACCGATGGACCATGCTGAAGCAACTCAGGCGCAAATGGATGGCAGCACCCGGGGTTCAGGGTGTCTGGGTAGGTTATGAGCGGTTCGGGGCACAGTCTGACATCGAGCACTTCGAGCAGATGATGTTGATCGAGAACGAGCACTTTGACATACAGGAGCTGAATTGGCCGCGTGACGGGGATGTAGCAAAGGACAACCGCATCCGCCGGTTGGAGCCGGACGCACGGAACTGGCGCCTGTTCTTTCCGTACGACGGAGAGCCCACCTCGGCGCAGCGTGATGCAATCAAGCGTGGCAATGGTCATTTGGTTGCCAAGCCAATCAAGCGCAAGGACCAGGACAACCGACTGTACGACCTGGTTGATTACATGATCCGCAACGAGTGGATTTTCTTTCCAAATACAACGGCAAAGGATATGCTTGATGCGTTATCTAGAATCTATGACATGGACCCGAGGGCGCCGATGATCATCAACGAAGACGATTGTATGCCTGATTATGTCGAAGACTAGCAAGAACAGGGAGCGCATACAGCACCTGATGAGGGGGCTGGGCGGTCTGTCTGACGTCGTCAGGCGAATGCAGGCGAGGAAGGAGAAGAAGAGTGGCTGATGGTGTATCACAAGATAAACCAACATTCCTGGTGCGTTCATGGAAAGCATTGGTGTTAAAGGCATACGGGCCTGACTATAACAAGTCGGATGAGTGTTATGAGTTCAGCAATGGGCGCAAGTTCGAGTCCAGTGACCGTGGCGAGAGCGGAGTCTACAAGAAGGACTGATGCCATTCACTCCGCACCCAGACTACAACGCCCTGCCAGAACCCATCAAGGTTCTGTACACGCAGGAGCAGTATGCCTGGATGTCGGACGAGCAGAGAATGAATCTGGTTGAGAACGAATGCCTACCTGAAGTGGAGGAGGACTGATGAACTTACTGACAGCGATAATCACCTGCAAGAGACTGCGCCGGAAGCAGATCCTGCCTATGTACACCAGCAATGGCTGGTGCTTTGACTATGACAACGACGACAACCTGCAGGAGTACACAAAGGCCCGCAACGTGGTATCTGCATACCCTGTACTCAGCCGGGTGCTGTTGATGCTCAGGCTGATATGAGCACACTATCCCAGGCACTGGCCGAGCGCGATGCAGCGATGCGTACCGAGTTCCGGGGCGAGCCCGGCCATGCCGTTGAGCGACAGGACGTGGTGCTGGCAAAGAATGCAGCCGATCTGCTTGAGAAGCATTACCCCGGGTACCTATGGGCCGTCCACGTCGATAGTGAGGGCGGTGTGATGAACGTCAAGAACCACAGGATATCGTACAAGTACGGGTTCAGGCTGATGCTGAATGATGTGTACCAGGACCCGGTCCTGAAGTGTGTGGTCCGTGCCGGTGGGGAGATGCTGGAACGCGCCAGACTTGCGCGGGCGGGTGACAAGGGTGTAGAAGTAACGCACGTCGAAGGAATAAGGGCGCAGGATCAACCGTTTAACGGGATAATCATCTGATGGCAAAGACAATAACCGAGAAGTCCGGCGACATATGGCTGGACCGTGCAGCAGAGGCATTCGATACATCTACCTCATTCGTCGATGCGAACTACCGGAAGCAGTGGGACGACGACATCCGGGCATTCAATTCACAACACGCACTCGGTTCCAAGTACCACAGCGATGCCTACCGATACCGGTCGAAGACATTTCGTCCTAAGTCCCGCACACTGGTCAGGAATAATGAGGCCGCCGCTGCTGCTGCATTCTTCAGCAACGAAGACAATATGGCAATCGAGCCTGAGAACAACGCCGATAAGGACCAGCGGGTCAGTGCTGACGTCTGGCAGGAGGTCATGAACTACCGGCTGAAGAAGACCATACCCTGGTTCCAGGTCTGTATCGGTGGACTTCAGGATGCCTCGGTCACCGGGGTCGTCTGCAGTAAGCAATACTGGAACTATCAGGAGCGTACCTATGACGTGTATGTTCCCCTGATCGACCCCGAGACCGGTGGTCCGTTCATCAATGCCAGGACAGGGAAGCAGGAAACCCGCACAGAATCCCGCACGGAAACGATTGCCGATGAGCCGGTGATTGACCTGTATCCCGTTGAAAACGTAAGAATATCTCCTGCAGCCAAGTGGTATGACCCCATAGGTACAAGTCCGTACATCATCCTGATGCAGCCGATGTATGTGGGCGACGTCCTTGAGCGCATGGATATCGATGATCCGAAGACCGGACAGCCGAAGTGGCACAAGGCCGATGAGCAGACGATCAAGAACGCCCGGCAGGATGAAGTGGACACGACCCGGGCGGCCCGCGAGGGGAATCGGCAGGACAGTCAGGACCAGCAGCATAGCGATGAACTTGGCGAGTTCGACATCGTCTGGGTACATGAGAACTTCATGCGGATAGGTGGCGAGGACAAGGTCTATTTTACGCTCGGCACCCAGCATAGACTGACGGACCCGAAACCCCTGAAGGAGTGCTACCACCACAACGAACGCCCGGTCACTATGGGGTGCGTTGAACTGGAAACCCACAAGATCATGCCGGCAGGGTCCATCGAGATCGGTATGCCGATACAGAAGGAGTGTAACGAGGTGGCGAATTCCCGCCTCGACAACCTGAAACTGGTCCTGAACAAGCGTTATCTGGTATCCCGAGGCAAGCAGGTGGACATCAAGTCCCTGGTACGCAACGCCGCCGGTAGCGTGACGATGGTCAATGATGTCAATTCTGACGTCCGGGAGATGGAATTTAACGATGTAACGCAATCGAGTTATCTGGAACAGGACCGTCTGAACGTCGATTACGATGAACTACTGGGCCTTTTCTCCCAAGGTTCGGTGCAGACCTCGAACATGGGCAACACCAACGGCACCCTTGGTGGATTGCAGATGATCCGTGGCAACAGCAACATCATGACGGAGTTCACCCTGCGCCTGTTTGCGGAGACTTGGGTTGAGCCGACACTCAGGCAGGTGTTGAAGCTGGAGCAGGCCTATGAGACCGACACCACGCTCCTGACCTTGTGTGCCGAACGTGCGAAGGTCGTGGACCGGTATGGCGTTGACCAGATCACTGATGAGATCCTGAACCAGGAACTGTCATTGACGGTAGACGTAGGCGGTGGGGCTACTGATCCCGTCGCCCGGGTCGAGCGGTTCCTGTTTGCGCTTGGCAAGTATGCCGAGATCATCCAGATGCTGCCCCCCGAGATGGACCGCCAGGTTATCGCGCAGGAGATCTTTGGGCGCCTCGGGTACAAGGACATCCGCCGGTTCTACACGGACATGGAGAAGAGCCCGCAACTGCAGCAGGCCATGCAGGAGAATGAACAACTGAAGCAAGGCCTGCAGCAACTCCAGCAGGTGCTCCTGGCCGAGGAATCAAAGGCAAAGGGACGGATGGAGCAGGAAGCGCTCAAGCAGGCGTCGGAATCCCGCAGGGCGGCAGACAAGAACGATACCGACTTGCTGCGTGAACTGGTCAAATCCGAGAACGCATCGACCCTGGAGGGCATGAGGGCGCAGGCCAATGTGCTGAACAGCATCCTGTCCGGTATGCAGAAAGACAACCAGATAGCACAAAGGCCACAGACCCCCCAAAGGCCGCAATTGCCACAGATGCCGCAACAGATGGTGGGTAGATGAGTGCCGAAGTCGTCGAAGCGCAACTCGGTCAGGAAGCGCGAGACTTCCTTGAGACCGACCTCGGAAGGCTATTCGTTGCCCGGGCCGAGCAGGACGAGAAGGACGCCATCCATGACCTGCTAACGATTGATCCTTACCAATACAACACCCTGACAGAACTGCAGAACGCTATCACAGCGTCACAGACGGAATATCTGATCGGCAACAGAATTACCCAGTACCTGAACGATGCCATAGTCAACGGTGATGTTGCATGGCAAAACTTAACCGCAAAAGAGGAGGTTTGACATGGTTCCTACCCAGCAGGGCGCGACCAGTGACGAGAAGAAACCAGTACAGGGCCAGAACAATCCACGGGTCGGCGATGTCGATGACCTGGCCCGCCTATCCCGCGAGCGCCGGGATCAGGAATTAAGGGACGAAGGATTCTCCCCGGACGATACCTCCACGTCTGATCCCGATGACTCTGAAGAACAGACTAGCGAAGAGCCTGAAACTGTACTAGAATCGGGTGAAGCAACTACCGAAGACGAGATGGTAACCCTGATCGTCGATGGCGTTGAGAAGCAAGTGCCAATGAAAGATGTCCTTGATGCGGGACGGCGCACCATGCAGAAGGAGTCCACAGCGGACCAACGACTGCGTGAAGCTACCAACCTGCTGAACGAGGCAAAGAAGTTCAATCCAAACCAACCACCTGACTCAGGTTCGGGCGTTGGAGCACCACCACCTGAAGCGCCGCCATCCTTTGACGCGGCAGAACTGGCCCGTGCGTTACAGTACGGGAGCGAAGAAGAGGCCGCAGCGGCCGTGCAGAAAATGGCTCATATGGGCGCGAATGCTACCCAGATGCAGAATGTTTCACAGGACAAGCTGTTGCCCTTTATACAGGACACTATCGCTTATAACGACGCGGTCAATATGTTGGAAAGACCGGCAGCGGAAGGTGGATACGAGGACTTATGGTCCGACCCTACCATGCGGCAGTTGTTCATTGCGAAGGAGCAGGAGGTCCGGGCAAAGTGTGCCCAGAACAACGACCCTCTGCCCTCGTACCGGGAATTGTACTCCGGTATCGGCAACGGACTACGCGCATGGCGTGACGGCATAACACCACAATCCACCACGACTACCCTTTCCGACAAGCAAAACCGCAAAAGATCGAGCGACGCTCCTCCTGTAGCAGGCGGTCGAATGTCTGCACAAAGCACTGGACCCGCGAAGCCCAAGACCCGCAAGGAAGTCCTTGCAGAGATGGCAGCCGGGAGGCACCAGGATTTTTAACTTTAACATGAGGATGTAATTATGGCAGGTCAAGTCTGGGCGACAAACTCGCTCGGTGGCTTCATGTACTCGGACCAATTGTCCGATGTGCTGCGCCACGCTGTCCAGCCTCTTGTGAAGTTTCGCCAGTTTTGCGACGTGAAAGACGCCTTCGGTAAGCACCGCGGGCAGTTGTACCATTGGGATGTGTACAGTGATGTATCTTCCCAGGGTGGCACGCTGGTTGAAACGAACACGATGCCGGAAACCAACTTTACCATCACGCAGGGCACCTTGACGGTGACCGAGTATGGTAATTCCGTACCTTACACCGGGAAGCTGGACGATCTGTCCCTGCACCCCGTGAAGAAGGTCGTTAACAAAACCCTCAAGCACGATGCCAAGAAGGCCTTTGACAACGCCGCACATGCCCAGTTCGACTCCTGTCTGCTGCGCGTTTGTCCGTTGACCAAGGTCGATACGGTTGCGCTTGATACTGTAGTCAACGGCACGATGACGGAAACCAACAACGTCGCCTTTGGCAATGGTCATGCGAAGTCTGTTGTGGACTTCATGAAGGAACGCAACATTCCTCCGTACGTCAACGATGACTACTATGCCCTGGCATGGCCGTCAACGTACCGCACGTTCAAGAACAACCTGGAGTCCATCTATCAGTACAGCGATGCTGGTTTCCAGATGATCATGAACGGTGAGATTGGCCGGTATGAAAATATCCGGTACGTCGAGCAGACCCACATTCCGAAGGGCGGAGCCGTGGATTCCACTACTTGGGATTCGAGCACCGGTACGGCGGATGCGTGGGACAACGCCAAGTCTGACTGGATCTTTTTCTTCGGTGAGGACACCGTAGCAGAAGGCATCGCCAACCCTGAAGAGATGCGTGGTCGCATTCCGACGGACTTTGGACGGTCGAAGGGTATCGCGTGGTACTACATCGGTGGTTTTGGCATCGTCCATACCACTGCTGCACAGAACCGCATCGTCAAATGGGATAGCGCGGTATAAACCGCACAGGGGTCTTCCTCCCTTATCCGAATCAATAGCCACCGGCAGGAGACGCCGGTGGTGAGGAAACAAGCATGACTACAAAGTCAATGTCATACGACCACCCGACGTACACCTGCCGGCACGTTGCTCCGCTGAATTTACCAGCGGTTGCTGCAAGCGTATCAGCAGGAAAGTTCCTTGCGCTGGTCGATATGAAAATCAAGCAGGTAAACATCGTGATGAACATCGTCGGCACAAACGATTCAGCTGGTTATGGCATCTACAACGGCACGACCTCGGTCGGTGCTATTACGATGGGTACATCGTCTGTTGGTCATATCGGTACAGCTTATGCGACCGACATCTCCATCTCGGCGGGTTCTTTTCTCGATATTCGCACCCTGGCAAACAGTGCAACATTGTCCTGTTCGGCTGCAATCGAGTACGAGGTCGTACCCGGTGCTACTGTAACCGCTTAGTCGGTTTTCTTTTAACCCAGAGGATAGAGTGATGGAAAAGACTGATACCCAGCAGAGTTCAGGTGGAAAGGTCCGGGAAGTTACCAACAAGCCCTCGAAGCAGAACAGCAATGCGAACCTGTACGACAAGGCCGGGTCTCCCGGTTCGTCTGGTACGTCCGGCGGTGCTGCAACGACAGGCTACAACAAGGAATCGATGTAGTGGGCGATCTGGAGCGGGGTTACACGGATGAAACCCCTCCCAGTGACAGGGACGAAAATATTGAAGAGATGATGAAGGTCTACGAGGAGGGTGAAACTCCTGTCGGCGGATTCATCGAGCGCAACAACTACGACGACCGCCTCTAGGGGCGGTCTTCCTTGTCGGAGGTACTATGCTGGATCGGGATCAACCATTTGAAACGGTTGTCGGTTATCGCAACTGGAAGTACACGCAGGACGGTAGACTGTACAACATCAACGGTGTCGAGGTCGGCACTGACGGCAAGCCTTTGTTCCCCGTGGAACATACGGTGCCTGAGGAGGTGCTGGATGACGTTGTTAACTCTGTATTTGAACCGGACACCGATCCAAACGAGATGACCACCGACGAACTGAAGGATGAACTCCGCACCCGTGGCGTGTCGATCATCGGAAAGTTCAAGCACGAGACCCTGGTCGCCAAGGTAAAAGAGGCCCGCAATGTGGAGGGCTGAAGATCCTCAGTGCAACGAGGCACAGAAAGTCAAGTATGACGTGGTCCGTTACACCAAAGGCCGCGGGCTTGATATCGGGTGCGGTAATTACAAGGCATTTCCTCACTTCATCGGGGTAGACAACGGACATCACTGGGGTACTGACGGGTGCGATGTTGTGTCTGAGGCTGACAACCTTGATATGTTTGCGAGCCAGTCAATGGACTTCGTATTTACCTCGCACCTGCTGGAGCACATGGAGCGTCCAGAGAAGGCACTGAAGGAGTGGTTCCGGGTCATCAAGCAGGGCGGTCACCTGGTCCTGTACCTCCCGCACAAGGATCTGTATCCGAACATCGGCGAGGACGGTGCCAACAAGGACCACAAGTCCGACTTCCTGCCCGGGGACATACGGGCAATCATGGAAGATATCGGCATGTGTGACCTGATCGTCGATGAAGTACGAGATCACGACAACGGTGCAGGCGCCTACGGGAACGAGTATTCATTCCTGCAGGTCTACCGCAAGAACACATCCCACAAGACACTAAAGGTCTGCATCCCTGAGAAACCCGGAAAGACAGCCTGCGTGGTGCGTTATGGCGGGTTCGGTGACATGATACAGTCATCCAGTATCTTCCCTATGCTGAAGGCGCAGGGGTTTCACATCACCATGATGACGACCCCTGAAGGTCAAGAGATACTGCTGAACAACCCGTACATAGACGACTGGTACATCCAGGGCAAGGACCAGGTACCGAATGAGGAACTGGGGCCGTTCTGGGGCGTTCAAGGGAAGAAGTTCGACCGGTTCATCAACCTGTCAGAGTCTGTCGAGGCCGGCCTCTTGGCATTGCCGAATCGCATCGCCTACCAATACTCGACCGAGGCGCGACATGCGATTATGAATGTGAACTACCTGGAGCGCACTCACCTTATCGCCGATGTGCCGTTCAAGGACTTCGACCCTAGGTTTTATCCGACCGACGAGGAGAAGAAGTGGGCCGATGGACGGATTAAAGAACTCGGCGGGACGGTCCTTGTTTATGCCTTGAGCGGTTCGAGCGTTCACAAGGTATGGCCCTATATGGACGCACTCATTGCGAGACTTCTGATCACCTACCCTGACATGACTATCGTCATGACCGGTGGCAAGGATGATAGGATGCTGCACATGGGGTGGGAGAACGAGAAAAGGGTTATCTGCGCTGCCGGCGTCTGGTCAATACGCGAGTCACTGACGTTCGCGCAGAAGGCTGATATTGTCTTCGGTGCCGAGACCGGTCTGCTGAATTCAGTCGGGATCGAGGACGTGCCGAAGGTAGCACTGCTCTCGCACTCTTCGCACGAGAACCTGACCAAGCACTGGAAGAATACGGTCGCACTGACCCCGGAGAACACACCCTGCTATCCATGCCACCAGATGCACTACAACTTCAATTTCTGCTCCAGGGATGAAGAAACCGGCGTTGCACAGTGCCAGGCCGATATCAGCGTTGATCGTGTCTTTAACGCGATGCGCGATCTGTTGAGAAAGGAGCAGGCCGCATGACGACGTCAGGGTCCGTTGACTTCTCGGTAAGCCGTGACGACCTGATCAGGGATGCCTTGCTCGATGGTCATGTGCTTGAGGAGGACGAACTTCCAAGTTCAGACCAGCTAAGCAACTGCGCCCGGGCCTTGAACCTGATCGTGAAGCAGTGGCAGGGCAAGGCTGACTTTGCACCGGGTTTGAAGGTATGGTCAAGGAAGAGGGCGACCCTGTTCGTTCAGAAAGGGCAGTACGAGTATTTGCTCGGGACGTCTGCAGGTGACCATTGCACCGCGAGTTACACGGAAACCACATCGGCCGCTGCGATTACTGCCAGCGGAACTGCGCTTGAGGTCACATCGATCACCGGCATCAGTTCTGGAGATAATATCGGCATCACGATGGACAATGGTACTGTGCACTGGGACACGGTCAACGGCGCACCGTCAGGTACTACGGTCACACTGACGACCGGAATGGCCGCGGTTGCTAGTAGTGGTGCACGGGTGATTTCCTACACCACAAAGATCAATCGTCCGTTGAACATGCTCACCATGCAGTGGAAGGATGACAACGGCGACGAGTACACACTGGACCCGTTGGTACTGGATGAGTATGAAGCGATGCCGGACAAGGACCAGGAAGGTGACCCGTCATCCTACCTGTATGAATCATCCCTCCCGGACGGGACGCTGTTCATCGATGCGGCTCCGACTGATTCCGACGACCGGATCGAGATGGTGTTCCTGCGCCCGATAGAGGATTTCGATTCAGCTACTGATACCCCTGACTACCCACAGCAGTGGTTTCGCCCTCTCAAATTTCAGTTGGTCCTTGATGTTGCCGACCGGTACCGCATCGAGGTCACACAGAACATGAAGAACAACCGTGACGAGGCTTTACAGATTGCCCAGAACTGGGACCCTGAAGACGTTGTAGAGTATTTTGAGCCGGACCGTTTCTGATGCCACTGGTACCTTTCATTCCTGAATTGCACCTTGAGGACTTCTCAGGTTCAGCCATCAATATTGCGAACCTGTACAACAAGAACTGTGTGCCCGGGCAATATCAGAACGGGCGACCATATATAACACAGCGCCCGAGTATCGACCTGTTTCTAGATGCGTCCCTCGGTGGTGCTTCAGCACTCGGAAGAGGTTCATATTATTGGGGTGATGCCGATGCGCGATATATCGTCAATGGGGCAAAGATCTATTCATCGGACTATTCTACCGAACTGGATGTTTGGGATGATGCTGCAAAGACAAGTGCAGACTCCATAACAAGCAGCACAGGCCGGGTTTACTTTATCGAGATGAAGAACCACCTGCTTATTCTGGACCCTGATAATAACGAGGGGTGGTACATATTACTGAGCGACCCGACCAATGTGATACTGATGACGGATGCTGTATTTGCGGGTATTGCGAACGGTAACCCTGCGACCGGTACATTGTCATCCGGCGGCGCTTACCTCAACGGCAAAGCTTATATCATCACGACTGATGCGAAGATATACAACTGCGACACTGAAGATCCTCTGACGTGGAGTGCTACCGCCTTCATTACCGCGCAGCGCGAGTCTGACGGTGGCGTTAGCCTGGTCAAGCACCATGACCATCTAGTCGCCTTCGGAACGCGAACGATTGAATTCTTTTACGATGCCGGAAATTCTTCAGCATCTCCGCTCTCCAGACGTTCAGACATCTATCACAGCATCGGTCTTTTATCGGGTGATACGATCTTCATGGAGGACGATGTTATCTATGGCATCGGTAGCCACAGGACGGGCGGATTGTTCCCGTTTCGCATGGTCAACATGAAGATCGAGCCTGTTGGGTCGGACACGCTGTCATCTTTCCTTACGAACGCCCGCATCACCGAGTCGTTAAATATCCTCGGGTCCGGGTTCACGGCATCCAGGAAGACGTACTACGTCATCACGCTCTACAGGATTCAGACTGTTATCGTGCCGCAACTGACACTGGTCATGACCGGCAGTGGCTGGGGTGAGTGGGAGACCGAGACAGGAGGCCTGACGAATTTCCCGTTGGTTGACTGGAACCTGAGGACCGGAGAGACACCGAGGTCCGGCGAAGGCATTATGACCAACGGTGATATGGTTACGATTCAGGACAACCTGGTCCCGACTGATACGCTGGTGGCGACCGGGTATTTTGTTGATGCAACAGTGTTAGATGGTTATGTTGTCGAGACCGGTGCCGAGGGTAACAATATCGAGATGATCGTACGAACAGGGCTTATTGACTACGATACCACAAAATGGAAGAACGACACCGCGGTCGAGATCGTCGCCGACAAGACATCAACGTCTCAGACGGCGACATTAAAGTGGTCGAACGAGAACAGCGACTCATGGAATACCGGGCGGTCTGTCGAGACATCGAAGCGCAGGATACTGAAGGCGATGGGTCGATTCCAGCGCAGAAATTATGAACTTACTTATTCAGGCGGTGAACAGTACCGGGTCGAAGGGCTCGATACCACGCCAAGGGGTGGATGATGGCATGGACTGACTATCTTGAACCGTTGCTCGGGTTCGGTGCGAATGTGTACAACTCGTACCAGAAGAACAATGCCCGGCAGGATGCGGCAAACGTACAATCTAATGCTTATGGAGCCGGTATAAACACGCTCCAGCAGTATACTGACCCCTATGTTGCATCCGGTGTTAAGGCGCTTTCCGGGTACAACGACCTTCTGTACGGAAATGACACACAGTCCCGCGACGAGATCATGCGGAGCACTCCGGGTTATGAGTTCGGCCTGAGTGAGAGTCAGAGGGCTCTGCAGAATTCACTCGGGGCGCAGGGTTACAACGATTCCGGTCTTCTGTACCAGTCGCTGAGTCGGGACGCTGGTAATTTTGCCACCCAGAACTATGACCAGGAACTGGCCCGCAGGTGGTTACCGGCAGCTGGCGGGTTATCCGCTGCAAACAGTGCCGCGACCGGTATTGCTGGACTGCAGAGCGCCATTGGTAACGAGCAGGCGACGATCCCGCTGGCTGACTCGCAGGCAACAACCGGATACCTGGGTGCTGGACTCGATCTCTTGAAGAACCTGCCGGCCGGGTCTATCTCAAGCACAGCACAAGGCATTCAGGACCTGTTCACCGGTCCGAAGCAGATAGCCGGGGCAGGTACTGCAGCTCCATACACTGGGCTTCCGAATTCAGGTGCCGCTGTTCCATCACTGCCGGCTGGTGGTGGTGTCGCGGGTGGTTCCGGAGGTGTGGCCGGTGGTGCTACTGGCGGTGGTGTTCCGGGGGCCGCTACCCCGTACGCATATGGACAGGGCCCGGCAGCCTCGGCAACGTCCGGGTGGACATCTGCAGGGGCATCTGGTGGAGGAGGTGCGGCACCCGCCGCGGAATGGTGGGATGTCGGGGCAAGTGCCGCGCCTGCAGCCGCTGGGGCAGGTTCAGGTGTCGGGGCAGGGTCGCTGACCATCCCAGGCTATCAGGCCGGAGGCCTGACCACAGCTGATGTGAGCACCACACTGGCAGGCTCTCAGGCATCAGAGGTCACCGCAGCCACACAAGCGGCTGGGGTGCCGTCGTCCGTCGCCGCAGGGCTCATGAATACCGCGATGATCGGTGGATTTGCGGTGGCCGGAGGAAAGATACTGTACGAGATCCTGTCATCGCAGTTTGGGCATGATTTGTCCTATGCTGACCAACAGGAACAGATGCTCATCAAGTCTGGAAACCCGTATGCCGGAGCGATGGCGCCACTGATGAAGAACGGGGCCATCATGACGGGTGTTGTTAATGCAACACCTGAGGACAGACTTCAAGCGAATATTGATTTCGCAACCGCAGGCGGCACGATGATGGACGTTATGAACAACGCCACCGACCGTAACGGTGAAGATTATCAGTTGGCGGCTGGATGGCTGCTTGACGGGCTTGATTCGTTCGCCAGCGGAGGGGCTTTCCCTGGACCCGGAGACAGGACCGACACGGTTAACGCTCTATGGGCACTTGGAAAGGACAAGCCTCTCGCCGAGGGCATAGTCACTCTGATGGGCAAGATTATACCTGCAGACAGCCCGTTGTCGAAGGTGATCGGCCCGGATGACCCGTCACAGGTCTACTACAGGCAGGCACTGAACGATGCTATCGGCCAGTTGCGGAGTCAGATGGACGTGCAGCCCGTCGAGAACTTCTGGGCACCGATGTTCGAGGCCTATGACAGTGCAGGGGTGAGCCAGTATTACGATGATTTGAACGCTGCGCGAAGGTCGAAAGATTTTGTTTCATGGAATACGGGTGGTGACTAATGCCTAATATGGATCTATTGAGGTGGGGTAGTGGAGCACCTGAACCGCTCCTGACACACTCCCTGCAGGATACCTACCTGAACCAGGCCGGCAAGATGGCCTTGGCACAAAAGGCATCGGCAGACGCTGCTGAGACTACCCAAAAGGTGAACATGACCAACGCCGCACTTCCCTTGATGGGTGCCGCGGCATCTGGCAATCAGCAGGCGATGCAGCAGTTGATGGCAGTCAATCCAGAGACCGCAAACAAGATGCTGGATGCCTTCGGCAAGCAAACAAAACAGGGTCAGGAGCAGATGGTGCAAAAGGCCCAGATGATGCAGCAGCAGATCAACACGATGGACGACAACCAGATCCAGCAGCAGTTCGGCGGGAAGACCCGGGAACAGTTGAAGATGGAAACGGACGCCTTAATCAACATCTACGGCGACCCAAAGTGGGGGCAGCCGCAGGCAGCTGTTGGGCCGGAAGGTCCGGCATTCATGCAGTCGAATCAGTACGGACAACAGCGCCAGGTTGAAGGATTCCAGCCACGACCACAAACACCCCTGGTACAGATCGATAACAAGCAGGAGAGCGCCTACGCAGGTGCAATGGGCGGTGGACTTGCGAAGTCGGACCTTGAATTCAAGGCGGCTGTTTCCGAAGGTGTCGATACCGCGCAGGAGTCCCGTGTAGACATCGAACGTATGAAGTACCTCCTACAGGAAGGTGTTGACCAGAAACTTGGGCGCACCGGGGCACTACGTTACGCATCGGAACGGTGGCTGAAGTCACTGGGGGTTAATGTTGACCCGGCAGACACGCAGGAATTCAACAGGTTGATGAACAAGCAGGCATTTGATGAACTGGCGCGGTTCAAGGGACCGACCTCGGAGAAGGAACTCGCCTTTGCCATCAACCTTGTCGGTGACATCACAAACGAGCCGAAGGCGATTTATAACTACATCCTGCTGCGTGAGGCAGTGATGAATCGTAACGAGAAGATATACGAGAAATATCAACAGTTTGTGGACGCGAATGGAGGTAATCTCGATGGTGCTGACCGGTACATCAGGCAGTGGAAATCAGCCAATCCAATCGTTGCAAGGCCGTTCACTCAACAGCAGATGAATCAGTTGATGCCAGGGCAGCTGTTTGTGAACCCGAAGGACGGGCAATGGCTAATCAAGAACCGCTAGACTTCTCCGCCTATGGGACCCCGGCGACATTGAGCCCGCCGGAGAACTCAGGAGCACCGGACTTTTCTCAGTACGGAAGTCCTGCTATGCCTGACATGGGGGCGACAGCGGGTATGCCTACCTTCGACCCCGGCGGCCTGCCCAGGTCCAGAGACAATGCCCCAGAGGGGTTCTGGCAGGGCGCGAGGAGCATGGTAACCGGTGAGGGCAAGGCCGAGTATGACCTTCCTGAATTCAGCATCCCGGGTGGTGAGGGGCCGATGAGTTACGCCCTTGCACAACTCGGAAAGGTTTCGACCTTCGACAAGGGCCGGGAACTGAATTCCCTGCACTCGAATTACCCGAAACTGAAGTTCGCTGAAGACAAGCAGGGTAATATCATCGTCGATGGCAGCGCCTACGGGGCCGAAACCGGGTACATGAACGCCCCCGGGTGGTCGGTCAACGACTTCGCAAAGGCCGGGTTCCAGGTGGCAGCGTTCACCCCGGCAGGCCGCGGGGCGTCTATGGCGGTAGGTCTCGGATCGAAGATGCTGACGACCGGTGTCCTGGGTGCGGCCACCGAGACCGGCATGGACCTGATGAACCAGGCCACAGGAGGCACTGAGAGGGTCTCTCCGTCGAATATTGACAAGACCAACGTAGCCATTGCCTCGGCAGGTGGCGCAGCGTTTGAAGGCTTAAGCGTGTCCCTGATCAACGCCCTGCGACCAGCTTGGCGGGCTGCAAAGGGTCAGTTGACGGACGAAGTCAGGGCATTGTGGACGAATGAACTGATCGTGAACCAGGGCATGAACCCGATGCACGTGACGGATGACCTGATCCGCCGGTATAACGATGAAGCGATGGCCGCGATGACGCAGGCCGGTGAGGATACATCCAGGTTCGGGATCTCGTACACAAAGGGGCAGGCCAGCGGTGACCGCCCGCAGCTGGACTTCGAGGAGCAGGCCCGCGAGGGCGGAAAGGGGGCGGGCGCCCAACGTAAGCTGGGCATGGGTACGCCAGAAAACCCGGGCTTCCAGGCCCGTCAGGGTGAGGAGATCATGCAGGCCCGTGGCCAGGTCCAGGCAGACCTTGCCGGACAGAATCGGATGATTTCCGACCAGCACGATATGGCACAGGACGTCACCACAGGACTCCAGAGCCGGGCCGGCAGGCTGCGACAAGAAGGTCAGGATGCCTATGACCAGGTCGGACGCGCAAGTCTCAAGCCCGAGGGGCAGAGAAATCTGATAAACCGGCTACAGCGCGTCGTCAAGATAAATATGTTCGATGTCACCGAGGCGAACCTGGCGACCAATGACACACTGAAGTGGATCATGGACCGCAAGAGGTTCGTCGATGAGATGGAGGGTGGTCTACGCCCGATACACATCAACCGTGTCGAGCAGATGCGCAGGCAGTTGTCCGCGAATATCAACAGCGCGACGAATGACACCGACCGGCGCCAGGTCACCCTGATCAAGAACGAGTTCGACAAGTACATTGACCGGGCTATAAACCAGTCGATGTTCAACGGCGACCAGGCCGTTATCGATCAACTGAAGAAGGCAAGGTCTCTTCACAGTGAATACATGAAGCGGTTCACTCAGAACGATACCAGGCTGAAGGGTGGCAAGAAGCGCAAGGACTTCGCCGGCGAGGCTATTCAGACGATGGTCGAGTTCGACCCAACGCCCGAGCAGGTGATCAACTACTTCTGGTCGGTCAATGGCATCCACGGCAAGCAGAACGCTGCGAAACTCGCTCAGAGGCTGAAGGATGAACTCGGGCCTGACTCTCAGGAGTGGTCATCGATCAGGCAGGCAGCGTTCCTGAAACTGACGGACCCCGGGAAGCGTGACGTCATCAGCGGGCAGAAGTTCTTGACGAACATCACCGACGCAAACGACAAGTCGCGGACTCTGTTTACTACCCTGTTCACTCCTGATGAGATCGGGACCTTCCGCAACTTCGCACGGGCCGTTATCAGGGCTCAACCTGAACTGCAGAACAAGTCGAAGTCCGCACACATGGCGGCAAAGTACGTCAATGACTCATTCAGCCAGATGGCAACGATGATGGGCGGGGCGGCCGGTGGTGTTCCGGGGGCTATCATCGCAAAGTCAACGATGGAGATGAGTGGCGGACTTCAAGGCCTACGGAATTCATTCAAGGCTGGAAGTGCAGCAGCTGGTGCTGACTTCCCATTGCGCGAACTTGGACCTGTAGGCGTCACCCCATTCTTAACCCCGGCTGCTGTGGGTGCCGGTAGTGAGTAGAATGATGCAGGTTATGATCAACCCTGGAAGACCGGCGACGAGGTAGATGCAGACCGTCATGGATAACGCAATCGACCGGGCGAATACCTCTCTCATGAGCACTCTGTTTGGTGAGAAGAAGCCTATTGTCCCACTTCCGACGACGAACGACAATTATGTATCGACCGATGACGTGCTGAAAATGGCACAGCCTCCGTCAATATCGTCGATGCTGTTCCAGCCAAAGAAATAGAGTATGTCCCACATCCCACTAAATCCGCCGCCTAGAGAGATTAATGAATTCGAGGTAATATGGCGTGATTGGTTGTTTTATCTATATAAGCAGGTACAGGAAAATATGAACACTGACTTCATGCTTGAAGTGTCTGCAGGTAATGTACCGAGTCATTCCGGGGTGTGCAAGTTCGGAAGGAATACAGTAATAGCAAGTGCTGCGGTTGCTGACATTTGGGACAACGGGCAGACGGGCGGTAATCTTATATGGGATGCACCTACAAGTGCGGTCAATCACAATATAGTATCAACAAGCACAAGCGATGACGGCTCGCCTGCTGGCGTTGGAGCAAGGACTATACAAGTCTATGGTCTTACTGATTGGGGCAGCAAAGAGACCAGCGAAGTAATAACTATGAACGGGACTACGAATGTTCCTACAGTCAATTCGTATGTGATTATTCACAGGATGAAAGTTCTTACGAAAGGTGCAACCAGTTCAAACGTAGGGACGATTAAAGCAACAGCGATCGGTGGTGGTGGTCTTGTAACAGCTCAAATCAACGTAGGAAAGGGTCAGACACAGATGGCTATTTGTGGAATACCATCGACACAGACGGCGTACATGACCCACTATTATGCTTCAGCAAACAAGGCGGGTGGGACGACTGGTCTTGCGAATATTCGTTTGTTGGTTAACCCTGAACCAAATACTGAACTGATTAACTTTGTTCACAAGCACACTCAAGCGTTGATAGCGACTGGAAACAGTTATATACGCCATGAATATCAACCCTATTTCAAGATTCCTGGCCCTGCTATTATAAAGATGCAGGCACTTTCAGGCGCTGCTGATATGGATATTTCAGCAGGGTTCGACTTAATTCTGGTAGACAATTGATATGACCACAAAGACAACACGCAACAACAAAGGTTCCGAACTTTCATGGAATGAACTGGATGCCAATTTCAACCAGGATGTTGTTGCGGTCACTACAACGAAATCGGTCCTGATATCCGAGAACAACTCAACCCTTGAGTGCTCCAGTGGGCCATACAATGTCACCCTGCTTGCAACGGCAACCGCGGTCCCGGGTGGTGGTACTGACCCTGAAGAGTTCATCGTCACTATAAAGAACACAGACACAGGGGTTATCATTGTAAAGACTCAAGGGTCTGATACTCTGGATGGGGTAGCGGCGACCGGTGACTACGAACTGCAGCAGAACGAGTCCATCACAGTTCAGGTCAACGATGCGATCGACGGGTACATCATAACCAGATCGGTACATGCAAAGTCTGAAGGAAAGCAGACGATCTGGGTTCCATCCGCGGCAATGCTGCCAACGGCTACAAATGGCTGTACTGCGATCTCAAGGGTAGAAACGACGGCAGGCAAACCTGACATCCATGCCCTGGCATTCGACCCTGACACTGATGAGAACGCACAGTTTCAGGTGACGTTTCCGAACTCATGGGACCTCGGTAACATCAGTGCTCAAGTCTACTGGGCTCATCCAGCGGCTACTGCTTATAATGTGATATGGAATCTGAAGGCTGTTGCTGTATCGAATGACGACCCTATAGCGGCCACATACTCAACAACGTCGGCGTTTGCTACAGACTCAGGAGGCACAACGACTGACCTGTATATTACAGCAGAGAAGACCGGGATAACTGTTGACGGTTCACCTGCGGATGGTGACATTGTCTATTTCAACATATCAAGGGATGCTAACAATGGTTCTGATACACTCGATGTGAGTGCATATTTGGTCGGGGTGAAACTCTTCTACACGACGGATACCGTAAATGACGCTTAATGTAACAAACCTGTGCGGATTTGGCGCCGGCGGTGCTATAGATAGCTGGAGTATTTACTTTGGCAGAACGACCGGTATGGAAAGCACCACGCAGGACGATATACAGACCCTGATTAACGGGTTGAAGGCAGACGATTCATGGAATGCGCTCGATTCACTTCATGTGGCCGGCGAGGCCACTACAAGCACAACAGATGCGTTTGACAACATGCTACAGAATATCAAGCAGAATGCTTATAACGCATCGAGGATAGGAACCCCGTCATTCTCCTACAATTCAGGATTTGCTGTGACAAGTGGCAATGCAGTCGATAGTAACTTCAACGCTTTATCAGGAGCGAACTTTAACACGGCAAGTAATTCGCTCGGAGTTTATATAACCACAGACGATGGTGTTGGGGATTTCATACACATAGGGTGGGTAGATTACGACACTGGTGCTGATTTATACAACCAAAGAGCAGGTAACGCGGAGCAGTTAAGGGCGCGAAACGAAAACACGTCTGACATATCACCAGAACTTGAGAGTCTGCCAACAAAGGCGACAGGGTTCTTCGGTGTAACCAGGCAGGGGGCAGCTGATTTAAGGTTCATTCATAACTATTCTGGAGGCTCCTCAACACAGGATTCTACCCCATCGATATCAACCGCATTATCGCAACCGATGTCATTTAGTGCTGGAGTAGGTTGCGCGGCCACTGGAGCATCAAGCTACTCTGATTATGCTCACGCTCCTGCCAGAATAGGAGCCTGGTTCTTTGGTGGTGGACTCACTGATGCACAGCTGTTGTCTATTGCAACAAGGCTGCAGACATACTTTACAAGCCGAGGCACAGAAGCATGATTAAAGCAGAAATCATCGCACTATCTCCACAGGCTGTCAGTGTCGCGTTCTATTACCCTGTGCCACCTCACATGCACTCGACGGCATCGAGAGATCCTTCAAGGGTTCCTGCTGGCGCAGGTATGACGGCCTCAGAGATACAGGAACTGAAAGATGGTACGCTGTATGAGATCGTGCGTGATATCGACCCTGAGAGTATGTCAAAGGCGCAGATGCGTGACAAGGTCGAGCAGTCATGGGCTGATTTTAATGATGAGGCGAAAGACGAGTATTTACAGAAATTTTCATACATGAACCTTCCCGGTGTAGTTGGTAAAAAATGGGATGAAACAGGCTGGAGTTAACACGAGGAATTTGAGATGACGGAACAGATTTTAGGACTTAGACATGTTGCTGATGCCAATATCACTCCACTTGGGTATCAGCAGACAGATGACTTATCGACAGCAAATGCCGGATTATCTGTTCCTGCTGGAGCAAGAGTTGCCATTATACAGGCTGTCGGAAATGACATATCCTGGCGTGATGACGGGACTGCTGCGTCTGCGACTGCCGCTGGCACTGAAGGTGGTATGCTCCTGGCAGCCGGGAACAGTTTTTTATACACGGGGGACCTTAGCAAACTATCGCTTATTGAAGCTGTTGCCGCATCCACTGCCTACGCTAATATCTCATACTACGCATAAGGTATAACAAATGAGCCACTCATACCGATACAGGGCAATGAATGCTTTCTCCGCCATGCAGAAGGCGGGGGGTGCTGGTGCAGTAATTGCTGAAGGCGAGTTTGCGTCAGAGTTTGCATGGTTCAAATTTGACGAAGAACCAGCAAACGGGCCAACCAAAGCAATTGATTCAGGTTCTCCGGTATTTTCAGAACTGACAATGGCGAATGCCGGTGATTACACTACAAACGCAGGGTGGATGATTCCTTCTGCCGCTGCGAAAGTAGCAGCCTCTGGTGGTTGCGGGGTGATGGTATCGTCACCAAGTGTGCCACAAAGAGCATTTGTTGAAATTTACGATACAGTTGCGGCTGCACCTTTGCCGGGTGCTTTGATTTTTTCATGGTGGGCGGATATTCCCGCAACAGCCATTGTTGATGA